CACAAAAATATGGAGCTTTAGACAGAAGACTATATGACCCAACGATTGGAGCAATCGTAGCGACTATCCTTGGTGTTGGCGGTAGTGCAATGGCTGCAAGCTCATCAAACAAAGCAATGAAAGAACAACAAATGGAAGCTGAAAGAGCCAAGCGTGAAGCCATTATGAATACTAAGCCAAAAGAAGAAAGTGCAACTTTAGATATTGGCGTGCAAGACAGAAATCAATTCGGTTCATATGATGACTTTATTATCAAAAATAAAAAATCTATTGTAGGTATCAATCCAGCAATAGAAAGTAGTGGCATTAATTCATTGCTCATTAGATAAGGATTATATATATGGCAAAAAATAAACAACAACTAGATGATACTTTACCGTCTGAGTATTACAATAAAAGACTGGCAGATAGAACACCATATGAAACAAGAGCCAAGAATATAAGCTCAATTACTTTACCATATGTGTTCAGAGATGTATCAGCAAATCAAACTACTGCATATGCAGACTCTATCCAGCAGTCTTTTTGTGGAAGATTAGTTAATACTCTTACATCTAAGCTCACTATGGGTATCCTACCTCCATCTGCATCCCCATTTAAACTTGTAATTGATAATAATGCTCTTGTTGAAGCAGGCTATGACCCAGGTATGATAGCCGAAGTTAATCTATTGATTTCACAAGCTACTAATACTATTAATTCAGAGATAGAAAAACAACAAATCAGAAACACATTATTTGATATTAACTTGCAAAACATCATTGCTGGCTCTATTATTATGGAAAAAGTGAAAAACAATGGCATTAAAATACATACATTGAGAAGTTTTGTGGCAGATTTAGATAGCAGAGGTGAAATGTTTGGAATGTGCATAGTAGAAACTCTAAAAAAACTACCTGACGGTATAGAACCAAAGGAAGAAAAAGAGGAATATGAGCTATATACTATGTGTATATACGATAAACAAGCTAAAAAATGGGTTATGACACAAGAACTTGAAAAAGAGATTGTTAATACTATTGAATACGCTGAGAAAAAGTTCCCATTTCAACATATAGGTTTTAGATGGGTTCCTGGTGACAAATATCACAGACCATACGCAGAAGATTACTACAATGATATGGTACAATATAATACACTATCTGAAGTTTTGACCCAAGGTAGTGTTGTGGCAAGCAAGTCATTGATTTTTGTTGACCAAAGAGGCAACAGAACAAGAAAAGAAGATGTTGTTGATAGCAGGAATGGTGATGTAATTGATGGTAATGCAGCCGATGTAACATCATTTCAGCTAGGCAAGAACTTTGATTTTCAGGTTCCCCTTGAAAGATTGACTGATATAGGCAAAAACCTGGCTCAGGCTTTTATGATGGCTGAAGGTATTACAAGAAACGCTGAAAGGGTAACTGCCGAGGAGATTAGAGTTATGGCTCAAGAACTTGAGCAATCAAATCTCAGTGGAGTTTATACCAAGATGACTTCTCAATTTACCAAAAAAATAGTTGAATGGGTTATGCAAGAACTTGGTATTGAGTTCAAGGAAATATCAGCCCATATAGTTACAGGTCTAGATGCTCTTGGAAGAAGTGCAGAAAATCAAAAGTTTATGGCTTTCATTCAATCGATGATGGGGCTTGGTCTTATAGACAAATTGAATATTGATGAGGTTGTTAGCAGAATGGCTGGTTATGAAAACATAAATACTAACAATCTTCTAAAGTCAGCCCAACAAATTCAAACAGAGCAAGAGCAGGCAATGCAACAATCAATGATGGCTCAAGGTGCAAATTCTATCGGCTCAAAAGCTGGGGATATGCTAACAAATGCTATGGCACAACAACAACAACAACAACAACCAGAACAACAACAACCAGAACAACAACAACAACAATAAGGATATAAAATGGCAAATGTAAAAACTAACCAAGAAGTGGCAATAATGGACGATGAAGACCTAGGTTATAGTGCATCTGTAATGGTGATGTCACCAGATGAATATATAGCTTGGAGCAAAAAGCAACAAAAAGCTTTTGGAAGAAACCCAGCAAAAAAACTTGATGCTAGTATAGAAGAGGTTGCTATGTGGATTAGACACGCAGAAGACAGCGGGCTTTCAAAGGATGATTTTATAGATAAGACAGGACTCACTGAAGAAGAACTTGATAAAAAACGAGTTGAGCTTGCAACAATAGAAGATATTAAGAGTACAGCAGAGTTACCTAGATGGAAATCAAATAAAAAAAGAAAATAAGGAGTGCGTAAATGGACAATGAAATATTTGAAGTACAAAATGATGAAGTTGTAGTAGATACGACAAACCTTCCCTCTGAAAAGAAAACTCTTAATACCGAAATAAGAGATGACCTCATCAAGGACGGGAAAATACTTGGACGCTGGTACAATGTTGATGATATGTTAAATTCATACAAAGAAATGGAAAAGACATATACTCAATACAAAACACAAGAGAGCCAAGTTAGGAGAGAGGCACAAGCAAAAGAAGAAACAAGTGTAAATCAGCAAAATGCCATTAATGATATGTTGCCTGAGTTTATTGCAAGCAATTATCAAATTACAGATGCAATGCTAGCAAAAGCTAGAGAAGCAGGGATAGATGAAAGAGATTTTAAACTTGGCATTTATGAAATTAGAGAACAAGTAAATAAAGCAAACAGCATCGTTGGCGGTCCTGATGAGTACAGTAATATGATTAGTTGGGCTAAAAACAATCTACCAGAGAGCCAGATTTCATCTTTTAATCTTGAAGTATCATCTGGAGTAAAAGGTGCTGGAGAATGGGCGATTAAAGGGTTGTATGGTGCATACAAGCAAGCTACATCTCAAGGTGTGGCTCCAGAAGCTACGAGAATATCAGGCGATGCACCAAGTAATATATCTATAAAACCATATACAACAAGAGAAGAGCTAATGGCTGATACATACTATGTCAACACTTCTCAAGGACAAAAAGATAGGACTGCTGTTGAGAGATACAGACAAAGATTAGCAATATCTTCAGTAGATGTTGTTAGACGCAGTTGATTTTTATTCTTTTTTTTACTATTATTCCGTATGGCTTGTTGGGGGTTACCAACAAACTATGCAATTAATGATTACTACATAACTGGTGAGCCAAATGTAGTTAGTCCATAATTTTGAACTTTGTTGGTATTTGCTACAAGCGATAAAAATAAAAATTAAAATCAAAGGATTAACTATGGCTTTTACTGGTGCTTCTAATATAAATACTGGTTCTCAAACTGGTGCAAACTTACAAGTAGAAATGGAATTAGGTATTCTTTCAGCTTTTGAAAGAGCAAATAAATTTATGCCACTTATATGGAGACAAACACTTGTGAATTCTCCTGCAGGTAGATTTGTTGTTGAGGGCAAAGAGGATATTATTGACACTAATCTTGCTACATACGCAAGAGGAACACAAATTGATGTTACAGGTGGTACTCAAGATGAGATTATCATCACCTCAGACAGACCTACATATGTAGCGAGAAGACTTGACAAGTTTGAGCAAAAAACAGCTTCATATGATGTCTTGGCTATGTATCGTGGACAAATGGGTAAAAAACTTGCAAGCTCAATAGATAGAAAAATACTTTCTGCTATTGAATTGTCTTCACTTTCTACAGGTCTTGTTTCAAATGGAGATGGTTCTGTTGTCGTAAATACTACAATTGCCTCTGCCCTAACACCTGAGCTTAAGGGTGATGCAATATGCGAAGCTATATATGCCTCTATTGCTACATTGAAAAGCAAAGATGTAGATGATGAAATATATATTGCTATGTCTCCTGTGAACTATGGCTACATTGTTCAGTCTAAAAAAGCTGTTGATGTTCAATATTCTGGCGACAATGGTTCTTTCGCTGCAAGAACTGTGAAACAAGTTGCTGGTGCTACTATTATTGAAACAAACAATATGCCTGCTACTGCTAACTTGCAAGCTTTAGTGTTCACAAAAGAAGCTGCTGGTATGGTTGAAGTGTGGGATATTACAGTTGATACTGACACTGAAGGCGATTTCTTGAACGCTACAAGAATAACAGCTTCATATGCTAATGGTATTGCTCCTGTAAGACCTGCTTGTGCAGTTTCTATCAAATCTGCTTAATTTATTATGCCCTCTCTCTTGAGGGCATTGCTAAATTAAATTAAAAAGGAACTCAATGGAAAATGATACATTAAACTCACAAAGATATGCTGTTAATATTATGTTACAATCCATAGGCGAATTGCCTCTTAATGATGACATAGAGTTACCAAATGCACCTCAATATATTCTGGCAGTGAATATCTTAGAAGAAATTAAGAAAAATGTTTTAAGCGAAGAATGGGATTGTAATACAGATAAGAACTATAAGCTGGCAGTAAATAGCGATAAGCAAATTCCTGTTCCGTGCAATGTATTAAATTTGTATTCAACTGCTAAGCAATACACAATACGAAATGGCTTTATATATGATAAGGATAATTTAACTGATAGATTTGACGGAGAAAATGTAGAGGTTACTATTGTATGGGATTTAGATTTTGACTCACTTCCATATGCGTTGAAGTATTATATTGCTATAAAAAGTGCTAGGGTATATGCGTCTCGTGTTTTAGTGGAAGCAACAGCTGTGAAATATAGCAGTGATGATGAGAATGCAGCAAGAGTTTCAGCATTGAGAGCAGACACAAGAGCTCGGAAGAATAATATGTTAGATAGTTATTTTGGTATATCTGCAAGTGCAAGGAGCTAATTAATGCTAGTACAAACAGCCAAGGTGCTATTTCACAACGGTGTAAGCGAACAACCACCAGAG